TCGCCAGCAGGATGAATTTACACCAGAACAAATATCCATGTTGCAAGATGCTTATGATCAGGAACTTGCTGCGCGTGATGCTTATGCAGCGGCAATCCAAGCTGCCCGCGAATACAATTTAACAAGCGGAATATCGCGCGCGCCTTATGTTACTTCTACAGAAGGCTGGACTGATCTTGCTTTGAAAAAGTCTTTGGACAAAGCAATTGACAGTGGTTCTGATTACTTCACATGGACGCCGGGAGAAGTTCAAGCTCAAAGATATAACCTAAGCAAGGTTGAGAATATAAAAGTATGCTTATAGCGACAAAAAATGGTTCTCAAGTTTTTGAAAAAGAAGGTGTTAATCCAGATCAACTTCATAAGTATATTGGTAAAGAAATGTCCAACAAACTTCTTCAAAAAAAAGAAATAACTGAAGTTGGACCGTTTTCTGGATCAGTCCGTTATAGACTTTCCGGTGATGATCTTAAAGTTGGCGGTATGGGAATGATCAATTATTATAACAATATTGTTCCAAAGCGCCTTGAAGAAGTCATTCGCAAAGCTACCGGCAAAAAGCCAAAGATTGAAACAATTACTGTGCAAACAGCCGATGGTCCGCGTCAGCAACTTGGCATTAGAATTGATGAAGATTTGCGTAATTCCCGCTTTTCTGACTTCAACAAAGGTGGCCGCGTGACAGGCGGAAATACCTATGGTAACGATCAATCAATTGCCAACGCACTTGCGTTAACAAGAGAGTATTAACATGAAGAAGCCTGTTAACATCGTTGACAAAGCTATGGAGATCGCCCGCAGCGTTCGGCGCGTTCCCAAGAAGTCCGCAAAGAAGAGGGCCAAGAAGCCCGCCCTTGTGGTCATGGATGTTGAGCAGGACATTCCGATTGCCAACGCTCTCAGGCTTGCGCGTGGCGGCGGTGGCGGCGCGGACTCGGGTCAGGCGGCTAACAGGACATCGCCATCTAGGGGCGGTGGTGGCGGCGGTGCTGCTGATTCCGGTCAGGTTGGAGGTGGCAAAAGCGGCAGCGGCGTTGGTGGTAGCAACGCTGGGAGCCGTGCTGGCGGTTCTGGTGGCGCTGGAGACTCTGGTCGCGTAGGCGGCGGTCAGAGCGGAAGTGGTGCTGATAGTAGGGGAGTTCAGCCATCTGCGGGCGGTAGAGGTGGTGGCGGCGCTGATTCAGGCAAGGCCGCAAAACAAGCTGAAGCTACTAAGGCTGCACAAACAAAAACATCTGTATCTCCCGCAGCAAGAGAGCCTGCCGGATACAACAGGCCAGCCGGATATGGCGCTGCTCCATCAGGTGTTTACGGCCCCAGAATGGTCGGGGATGTTGTTTCAAATGCCCCATCAACATTCTCTACTGAAAACGCAATGAAGCAAATTGCTGAAGGCAGCAGTATAGTTGGCGGTGGTGTACCAAAACAGACTGAACCCAAAATTCAGGATCAAGTTCCCTCTGCCCCAGTTAAGCTTGAGCAGACGCCAACCATCAGCCGTAATGCTTATGATGCTTACACTCCGTCTGATGCTGACATCTTTGCCGGGGCTAATTCCCCGTTGGCTGGCAGTGGTTTGGATTCGTATAACAGGGACACATATCAGAGCCTTCAGACGCCTACTCAGCAGGCTGCACTTAACGCCGCCAATCAGGCTGCGGCTGATGCCAGATTTGTTGGCTCTGACGTTAACGCGCCAGTTCCAAGTTCTGGAAATTTGTCTACACTAATTAGAAGTTCTGTTCCTGCGGGCGCTCCCGTAGCTCCCACTTATGTTGCCGGTGATCCACGGGTTAATTTGGCTCCTAGTTCTTATGCGGCTCCATCTTCTGTAACTCAGGCTGCGTATGTTCCGGGCGGATATGGCATTACTGCCACATCTCCATATCCACCATCTCAATCTGGACCTAAGCAATATGGAGAAAGGTTGGTTTCTTACAATGGCGGGACTTATGAAGTTTCTCCGCAGCAAATGGCTCAGATGACGCCAGAAGATCAGGCTAAAATTGCGGCTTATAATCAAAATGTTGTTTATACACCGCCAGTTGATTTAGGCCCTTCAAGGGGCCTTGAAGCGGGGCCTGTATCAAGTGGGCCAATTACAAGCGGGTATCCGGCTACGTCTACTTATGTTTCTCCTGTTGCTGCAAGCCAACCAACAGAAATAAACATTCCCGGCGGTGATTTATCTGTTGGACCAAATATTAACAATGTTGCAACAGGCTATCCAGCCTCTTCTACATATGTGGCGCAATACCAACCATCGCCCACTAAAGTTTCAAACAGTCCGCTAACAAGGACGCCGCTTCCCGGTTATGATGTTCAAACTGCGTCTGCTGAAGAGTCGGTTGGTCCGTATGATTATACCGAGCCAACAAATGACATCTATGCAAACGGTGTAAATGACCTTGGCCAGACAACTGGCGGGTATTTTACTCCTGAGCAGAGGGCGGCATACCTTAACAATCTTGGCGATACGCGCAGCAGTGAAAGGCCGTTTCTTGAGGAAACTAAAAAGAAACCTGAAGGATTAATTGCTCAGGCCCCTGTTGAACCATACAAGCCGGTTGTTAATCCGCCTTACGTTTACAGGGATTATCTTTCTGAGAGTTACGGAACTCCACTTCCGCCCCCAAGCACTTCAATTGCTGATTTTAATGCTTACAATCAGCGTTACATGAAACGGGGCGGCAGAATTGGCGGCAGTGCAGAAGCTGCGCTTAGAATTGCAAGAAGCAAGTTGTTGTAAATTGCGCGGAAACTGATAAAGTCAGCTAACCGCCGATAGGAGAAACACATGGAATACCGCAAGCAGGCCAAAGCCGCGATGAACAAGAAAATCAGCCGTATGATTACGCCTGATAACGCAAAGGTTGACTCTTCTGATTGGTCGCCGCCGGAGCCGCTGAATGCGGATGTAAAAACTGGTATGCGCCCGATCAGCCGCCGTCAGTTCAAGCGTGGTGGCAAGGTTTCTGGCAAGCCGGAAGGCAAGATGTGCGGTGGTCGCGCTGACCGCAAGAAGCGTCAGAGCGGCGGCAAGGCTCTCACGGCGGATAGCCTGATTAACCGCGATTACAAGGAAGCCAACAAGGACCGCGAAGGTATCAAGCACATTGGCGGCATGAAGAAGGGCGGTCGTGCCAAGAAGGCTGTGGGCGGCGGTATGCCCTATGGCGGCGCTAACTACGGTATTCCGCAGGGCAGCGGTTCTAGTTTGATGCGCAAGTATCTGACTGCTGGCTACATGAACAAGGGCGGCAAGGTCAGCAAGGAGAAGTGGGAGCATTCTGCCGCTGATCTGAAGCAGGACAAGAAGCTGGCCAAGAAGCACGGCATGTCCATGGAGGCTTGGGAGAAGTCCAAGAAGGACGAAAAGCACGACAAGCAGCAGTCTGCCAAGGGGCTAAAGTCTGGCGGTCGCACCAAAAAGCAGGACGGCGGTTCCAATGGAATGGCTGATTATCGTCGTGAATATAGGCTCCCCGATGGTGAGTTGGGGCAGTTGATTCGTTCGATGATCGAAAACTCCCCAAACCCAAGCGTTAACCGCGCTGGTAAGGGCGACTACGCTGGTGAGTATCCCGCCGATTTGTCCAACGAAATGATTGAAAAGATCAGGGCGCAGGAGGCTGAAAAGGCCGCTAAGGATCGCCAGTTGATCTACAAAACTGAGGGCCGCAAGGATGGCGGTTCGGTCAAGTCCCGCAAGAAGCGTGAGGCCGGTGGCCAGTCGAACAATCAGCCTGCCATGGCGGTTGCTCCCAGCGCCCCCAGCGCAAGCCTGATGGGCGATCTGGCTGACAAGATCATGGGCCGCAGGAATGGCGGTTCTGTCAACAATGACCATTCCGCTCACAAGGCCATTGGCCATGCGGTAGGCGCTGCTCTGAAGGCTTATCATGAGGCCGAAGAGGGTGAAGAGAATGAGCGCGAAGAGCGCCGCTACGGTGGCCGCATTGGCAAGGCTAATGGCGGTGGCTTTGGCGAAACCATGAACAACCCCAAGTCCAAGATGGACAAGGGCGAAAAGAAGAGCAAGACGCCGGTCGTTAACATCACGATCAACTCTGAGCCGAAGCTTCCGCTTGGCCCGGTTGCTGGCGGTCCTCTGCCTCTGGGCGCTCCTCCTATGCCTCCGGGCATGGCTCCGGGCATGGCTGGCCCTGCCGGTGGTCCCGGCCCTGCTCCCGGCCTTCCTCCGGGCGCTATGGAGGCTCTGGCTGGTGCCATGGGTGGAATGGGTGGTCCGGGCGCTGGACCGGCTCCTATGCCCCGCCGTGATGGTGGCCGTACCAATCCGATGACGGCTGGCGCTGGTTCGGGTGAGGGGCGGCTCCAGAAGATCGACTGGTATGGCGGGCGTCAGGGCCGCGCTGCTGGCGGCAAGCTGGGCATGACTGCTGGTGCTGGCTCTGGCGAAGGGCGGCTTCAGAAGATTGACGCCTATGGCAAGAAAGCTTACTGAGACTTAGCTGCAAGGGGCCAGCGTTACCTTTCTCCGCTGGAAGTAGGTAGGGCATATCCCGCCTCCCCTTGTAGCACCAAGCATTAAGGGCCGGGGTAACTCCCGGCCTTTTCCTTTATGTGCATGAGCTTTTACATTTGATCCTTGTTAATGGATTTAATTCAGCAATTTATATACCTCTGCATGTATGCAAACTTACGATACATATTGGCAAAAGCTTTTTGCTAAGAGACTTGAAGAGGCGGCTTCCCGTGAAGGTGAGTCCGTCTTGTCTGGCACTCCTGAAAGCTATGCTGACTATAAATATCGGGTTGGCATAATCCGTGGCATTAACATCGCTCACGAAATGATTGAGCTTGTTAATGACGAAATCCGCAAAGCAGAACAGGGGAGCAAGTGATGCCATACATGCGTATGGAACATGAAACCGATCCTGCGGAAAACATCCGCAAGGAGATGGGCAACATCAGCGACATTGAGATTTTTCACAATCAAGTTCTTGTCGCTATTTACATTCGTCCTGAGAAGACGAAGAGCGGCCTATATCTGTCATCCCAAACGCGGGAAGAAGACAAATATCAGGGAAAAGTTGGCCTAATCATCAAAAAGGGCGCTGATGCTTTCGTTGATGAGAGTGGAAAGTGGTTCAAGGGCGTCAACTTGGATGTTGGCGACTGGATTTACTTTAGGCCCAGCGATGGCTGGCAAATCACTGTTCACGGACAGCTTTGCCGAATTTTGGATGACACAGACGTTCGTGGCCGAATCCCGGCTCCTGACGCCGTGTGGTGAGAGGAAATCAAATGGCAGACACTGAAGAAAACGTAAAAGAAGAAGAGATTGTGGTGAATGAAGCGGTTGAGGCCGCTCCTGAACCAGAGGCGGCTCCTGAAGAAGAGATTACGCCAGAAGTTGGCATCAAGGCTCTCCAGCACCAATTGGAGATGGAGCGTCAGGCCCGCGCGGAAGCTGAAAAGCGCGCCCGTTATGCCGAATCAAACGCATCCAAGGCTTCTCAAGAAGTTCAGGACAGCAACTTGCAGCTTATCGCAAGTGCGATTGAGAGCGTAAATCGCAGCACTCAGATGATGAAGCGCGATTATGCGGCTGCAATGGCGGCAGGAAACTTTGAACATGCGGCTGAAATTCAGTCACATATGTCAATTAACGCCGCCAAACTGCTCCAGTTGGAGAATGGCAAGGCTGCACTAGAGCAGCGCATTGCAAATCCGCCTCCAAAGGCACCTGAAGCGCCTATGGACCCGGTTGAGGAGGTGGCCTCCCAGCTATCTCCAAGGTCTGCGGCTTGGGTTAGGGCGCATCCTGAGTGCGTTCGTGACAGGAAACTCTACATGAAGATGATTGGCGCGCATAATTTTGCGATTGCTGACGGCTATGTAGCTGATACTGATGAGTATTTTGCTGAAATTGAGCGTCAGATGGGTATGCGCAAGCAGCCTACTGCCGTTTCCCAGCAGGAAACTGAGGAGCCAAGCTCCATGGCGGCAAAACCCATGGCAAAAAAGGCTCCACCGCCCGCAGCGCCGTCCTCCCGCACCGCTTCCAACGGCTCAGGGGGCAGAAATACGGTCACTTTGAATGCGGCAGAGCGTGAAATGGCGTCCATCATGGGCATGACGCCGGAAGAATACGCTAAAAACAAGGTTGCCCTGAAAAAAGAAGGGAAGTTGAACTGATGAGCGACGATAACACACCGGAAATCATCAAAACTGTTGCGGAAGCCACTAAAAAGGGTCCGGGCAGGCCAAAAAAGAAGCCGGAAGAAATGCGCCCTGAGCCAATTGTAGAGGCAAGGGAGGAAATGCGGGCTTCCAAGCGTGAAGAAGACCCCAGATCGCGCGCAGAACGCAGGGCGGCTGAGATTCGCCAGCATCTGAAGGGCGATGTCAGCGATGGCGCAGACAGGTTCTATGTTGACCCGCATATCATCCCAGATGGCTGGTCATATGAATGGAAGCGCAAGACCATTTGGGGCAAGGAAGACCCGGCCCATGAGGTTGAGCTGTCCCGTCAGGGTTGGGAGCCGGTTCCTGCATCGCGTCACCCTCAGATGATGCCGAAGGGCAACTGGCAGACCATTGAGCGTGATGGAATGATCCTGATGGAACGTCCGAAGGTAGTCACGGATGACGTTCACAAGGCCAATCTCAGGAATGCCCGCCTGCAAGTAAAGGCCAAGGAAGCCCAGCTTAATCAGGCACCGGAAGGCACGTTTGAGCGTGATGATCCGCGTGTAAAGGCAAGCATCAAGAAGTCATTTGAGGCCATGCCAATAGAAAATGAGTAAGTAAACGTGGGAGGCTGAGACACCGCTTCATTAACTTGAGGCGGTGTTTTATTTTATCTATTGCGCGTTTTACTTTCTATGTTATAAGTTAATCATCTTCCCCCGGTGTGGAAGTTAACCTTTGTCTGGTCACTACATAGCTCGGCGCTGTTGATGTGACTGCTCTCTAGGAGAAACCGGGATGCCCAACACAAACGCACCCTTTGGTTTTCGCCAGTATCGCGGACTTGGTTCTGCGCCGACCTACGAACAGTCAGTTCGTCTGATTAAGTCGGACAACACCACTGCCGTCTATTTTGGCGACCCCGTATCCAACCTCAACACGGGTTACATTACCCGCGCTACGGCTGGCACGGCCCAGATCGCTGGCATCTTTGCTGGATGCAAGTATCTGTCCACCTCTCAGAAGCGTACCGTCTGGTCCAACTATTGGCCGGGTTCGGACGCTGCTGCTGACGTTGAAGCCTACATCATTGACGATCCGAACGCTCAGTTCCTTGTACAGGCTGGCGGCACGGCTATCGGCCTTGCTGACATGGGCCTCTATGTTCAGTTCAACCTCGGCACGGGCAACGCTTCGACGGGCATCTCTGGTGCCTTCATTGAAAGCCCCGCCGTCACCGCCACTCTGCCATTCCGTATTATCGGCTTCGATGTCGATCCTCCGGGTTCAAGTGGCACCGACATTACGTCTGCCTATAACTACGTGATCGTCGGCTTCAACAATGTCACCAGCCGTAACAACGGTTCTGGTCCGACTGGCATCTAAGAGGAGTAGGGATCAATGGCTGTTAATCTCTCAGCAATTAAAGACCTTCTCCTCCCCGGACTCCGTGGCATTGAAGGTAAGTATGAGCAGATTCCGTCTCAGTACGACAAGATTTTCACCAAGCATGAGTCGCGCATGGCTCTGGAGCGTACCGCTGAAATGCGTTACCTCGGACTGGCGCAGCTCAAGACCGAAGGTGGTCAGACCGCTTTCGACAACGGTGCTGGTGAGCGTTTTGTGTACAACCAAGAGCATACGGAAATCGCTCTCGGCTACGCAATCACCCGCAAGGCGATTGACGACAACCTGTATAAGACGCAGTTCCAGCCGTCGAACCTTGGCCTGATTGAGTCTTTCAATCAGACGAAGGAAATCTACGGTGCGAACGTCATCAACACCTCCACGACCTACAATGCGTCTGTTGGTGGTGACGGCAAGGCTCTTATCGCTACCGACCATCCGATTGATGGCGGCACGGTTGCCAACCGCCCCGCGACTGACGTTGAGCTGAACGAAGCGACCCTGCTTTCGGGCATGATTGCAATTCGTACTGCTTTCAAGGATCAGGCCGGTCTGAAGGTGTTTGCCCGCGCCCGCAAGCTGCTGGTTCCGCCGCAGCTTGAGCCTGTTGCAATCCGACTCATCAAGTCGGAACTGCGTCCGGGTACGGCAGACAACGATGTCAATGCGATTATCAGCACATCAGGCGGTCTGCCTGAAGGCTATATGACCAACGACTACCTAACGTCTGCAACTGCATGGTTCCTGCTTACGAACATCGACGGCCTCTCCTACATGGAGCGCGTTAAGTTCGAAACGGATATGCAAGTTGACTTCGTTACTGATAACCTTCTTGTCAAGGGGTATGAACGGTACTCTTTTGGCTATTATAATTGGCGCAGCATTTGGGGTTCGCTGCCCACTTAACAATGGGTTAAGAGGGTTATTCACAAAAGACAAGATTTGGGGGTTGTCCTTCATTCTGAAAGACTGTAAAGTCAAAGGAATGAAAGGATGGCCCCCAAATGTCTAACATAAAACAAATCCCACTTACTTACGAAGAAGCTGCTCAAAAAATAAACTATAACCCGGAAAACGGTGTTTTCACATGGCTTGTCGATGTGGCGAGAAATGTAAAAGCTGGATCAATAGCTGGAAGTCTAAAAAACACCAGAACAAGCAATACTTCCGGCAAAAAAGCTAACTATATTTACATACGACTAAATCATTATGAAATACCCGCTGCGCGCATGGCATGGCTTCTTTATTACAAAGAATGGCCCGCTTCTAATGTTATCTTTCAAGACAAAGACACAACCAACCTTCGCATTGAAAATCTTTCTCTTGGAAAGTTTCCTTACGAAAAAATTGTAAAAGGTGAGCGTGTTCAGAGGAAGATGTCTACTGAAGCCATGCGCCACTACGGCCTCAAGCGTTACTACGGCATTGACCTTGCCAAATACCAAGAAATGCTTCTTGCTCAGAACGGCGTGTGCGCTATCTGCTTCAAGCCCGAAACAAGCGTTGTGAACGGGAAAATCAAGCCATTGGCGGTAGATCACTGCCATGACAGTGAGCGCATTCGCGGGCTATTGTGCGCGAGATGTAATCAGGCAATTGGTTTACTAAATGAAGACATTAACATCCTAAACAATGCTATTGAATACTTGCGCAACTACAATATTGCTGATACGAATACATGAGGCGGGAAACTGCCTGTTCTGGACTAACCTGTTGTACCGACCGATCCAGCGGACTTTGCACAGACGGTACAGCGCAAGTGCAAGGAGGTTCCATTGGGAACGACAACCTTCACCGGCCCGATTAAGGCTGGAAACATCCCTAACACCAGCGGCTCTACGCTGGGTACGGATGTAAGGAATACTGGCTGGGTACTTATGTCCCAGTCATCTGCTGTTACGCAGGCAAGCGGTGCAACCAGCATCGTCATCCCGGCTAACAGCCAGATCGTTGACATCAAGGTATTTGTGACCACTGCCTTTACTGGCGCGGCCACGACCTTTGGCGTTGGCACGACTGCATCTGCCACGTTCCTTACGGCGGCTGGTGCGCTGGATGGTGTTGCTGTTGGCCCGCTGACGGCCAGCCCCGGCACGGACGCTACGCGCAACGGCAACTGGATTGATGTTGGCACGACTGACCGCAAGATCGCGGTTACTTCCACCAACACCGGCTCTGGCGTGGGTAACATTGTTGTTACTTACCTTCAGAACCGTGACGCAACCTAATCTGTAAGGAGCAGATCACATGGAAAAGATGAAGGGCGTTGCCCCGCAGAAGAACACGCCGGAACTGGTTTCTGGCAACAAGGACGTTGTTGAAGCTGCCCGCAAGATGCGCAAGTCTGGCGGCAAGGCTGGCAAGGACATGGGCAAGATGAAGGGCAAGATGGCCGCTATGCGCGCTGATCGCAAGGCCCGTAAGTCTGGCGGCATTTGTTCTTCCGACTGGACCGCCGCTCAGGGCGAAGGCTCTAAGCCGCGCGGTTAATGGTTCTAGGCGGTTAGCGTTCCTCCCCGATTAACCGCTTAGA